TCTCTGTAAGCACGGATCTCGTGGACGTACAGGAAGCCGTTCTTTTGGCTTATGTAGGTGGCAGCTGTTTCGTCTGTGCCTCGACCTGACGGGTCAACGCTGCATATCGTTTCATCGTACGCACTCCACTCTCCCTGAAGCTGCATCGGGGAGTAGAAATAATCACCTGGTAAGCCAACCGTAGGCAGATCCTTGAGAACATTACGAGGATCACTGCACCACACAACAGAATCCGGCGCTTGAGTCGGGTTAACAGCGGTAACGATGAGGTCTTGGAACTTAAGTGGGAACTTTTCTGCATCACTAAGACTCGTATCAAGCATAAATTGGAGCATGAAGTTGCTCCGACCCATTGCTGCTTCCCGCTCCAGCAGATCATCAGAGCTAAAGCGATCTGGGTCTGTTACATCCCACGCTTCAGCACCGTTATCGATGTCTTCTTGGAGTTGTGGGGCAATCAATCCTTCGTAGGAGGACAGCTTACGGGGGACTCGTGCTGGCCAAACAAAGGGGCGGTAGTTCCGTTCTGCTAGTTTGCGGTAGACCGTGAAGGTTGTCTGGGGAGTCCCGAGGTACATGATCCTTGAGTCTGCCTTTGGGGTCAGGATTGACTCGGCTTCAGTGCAGAGTTGAAGGAGTTTCTCGCGCATCATCTCTGTCATGGAGTTACCAGGGACTTCGATGTCATCGAGAATCATCAGGTCAGCGCGAGAACCCGTCAGCTGACCAGTAATACCAACCGATTTAACGGAAGGTGCTTGGTGAGGGCTACAAGCTACGTCAAAGGAGATCCGAGACCAACGAGCATCATCACTTTTAGGTTTGAGATGGGCTAGCCAAGGTGTCTCAATGATCAGCTTCTGAAGGAAGATGGACATGTTGTCAGCCCGTTCCTTAGAAGCCGAGATAATCATGATCTTTTTCTCTGGATCGTTAAACAACGTCCAAAGAACAAAGGCACCGGTAATCCACGACTTACCTACACCACGAAACGCTTGGATTTGAAGACGTTTAGGACCGTGTTGTAGGTAATCAGCGATAGCGTATTGTGCACGGGTTGGAGAAGGAAGGTCCAACTGGGACCAAAGTGCTTGAAGAAAGATTTTAAAGTCTTGCTGTAACTGATCAAGCACGGAGACCCCTCTAGGAGCCTCTGTACGGCGTTTTGCGGGCATTTATGATAGAATGTACCTAAGTGGATATGCAACCGTGTTCTAGGTCTTTCTGAGCGGCTTCAATGGAGTCATTCCGCCGACTTCTTTATACTTGTTGTGGAAAAATGGCCTTGTTTTGTTGGCATACACGGTAAGCATTTCAAAAAGATCGTTTGCTTCTACGCCAACCGCATTGGCCAAATCGCCAAGAGCTACATCAGCATTTTTACCTGCTTTACCTTCAAAACCAAGATCCTTGATGAATTGATGGAATTGCTTATGAGGTAAAACTTCGCTGAGAACCATGTTGTCAATACCACGCCCACCTTCAATGCCTAGGTTTTTCTGGTGTGCAGATAAGTTAATTTGAATAACAGGATCAGTGCCTAACCCTTGAGCAAGCATTGTTTCGGCAGCATCTTTGTTTCCAAAATCATGATGTAGTTGCTTGCCCTTCCAATCCTTTTCGTCTATCCCTAATGCATCAAATATTTTTCTTCTAGAACTTTCGGAACGACCATAAAGCATTGGCGATGGATTGTCCGCATCTAACGGTCTTCCTGCAATGTCATACAGTTTACGCTGAGCCGCAGTGTCGCCGTATTTTGCAGATGAATATAGTTCCATCATTTGACGTTCCCTACGAGCTGCTTGGCGTAGTCTAATTTGCCCTTGCTCGTTGATCAGCTCTAATGGACTCCACGCCATGTATTTGGAATCAAGAGTCTGTACTGCTGCTGTATCCAGATCTGCAGGTTTGATACTTCCTTCAATCAGTTTTTTAGCCCAAGGAGAACGTTGCATCTGCAATCGCGATGCAGCACCAATGTTCCTATCTTCAGCTTTTATAAATGGAACACCAGCATTTTCAGCAGCTTGACGCAGTGTTAGGGGGGCTTCCATCTCAGGAATCCACTTGCCCTCTTTAGCGGCTTCTGTTAAACGTTTACTCTGTTTTGCAAGAGGTACGGCAGTTCTCACTGCTAATTGCGTAGCCTTTGCTGCGCCACCAGTTGCTGCACTAATAGCTACATCACCCGCTAAACCAATAATTCTTTTGTCAATGTTTGTTTTTTCACTGACGTATTCAATCCCGTTGTCGTAGGCGGTCATTGCTCCGTCTACGCCGTCGTTAACTGCCCGACCTACTGACGATTTATCCAGTTCTTTACGGACGTAACTCACACCGCCAGCAACAGCTTTCAGTGCGCCGTTGATTCCATTAACTACTGGCTTTGCATTGTCATTTGCCCATCTCATGCCTGAGGAGACAGCACGATCTATGGATTGAGTACCAGCGCGAAACTTTCCTTCTTGCTTTAGTTTTTTATGCGTATCTTCTGACTGCCAACCGTAGTTGTCGCCAGACCAGTACTTACCGTTTAATTTGTCTCCAATGTGGTAAGGCATTAAAAAAGCCGCCCCTTTCGGAGCGGCGATATGATTTATGTATTAGTGGACAGGATGCTTACTTCTTCTTTTTCTTTTTGTCAGGAGGAGTTACAGCGTCCTTAGCGTTCATATCGGGAACCGGATTGCTAGAAGCAATACCAAGGGCTTTCAAGGTTCCGCTCATTTGCATTGCCTTGGAATCAGTTGTGGGCTTAGGTTCTGCTGGTTTTGCGTTTTGCTTTTCAACAGCAGCTCTGTGCTCAGCAAGGGTGCGGTAACGACCAACAGACAGTCCTTTGGTATCTGCGGCGTCCCGATAAGTGGATTTGTTGTTGGGGTTAGGCTTCGGAGCTTCCGCCTTAGGTGCCGGTGCCTTAGGAGCCGGAGCCGGGCTGCTAACACGAACAACAGGGCGAGTCACCGTAGTGGGTTGTACTTGTGCAGGCTTCACACCAGCCGGCTTCTTGTCAGCAGGGCTGCCTTTACCAGTGCCTTCTTTGGGAGAGATGTTGCTGACTTTTGCCTTTACAGGACTGCGAGGCTTAACCGAAGGAGTAGCGCCACCAATGGTGTCAGCCTTGCTAGTACCACCACCAGTGGAGGAACGGTAACCTTTGGAGCCCTTGCGGGGCGTCATCGACTTGTTGTATTCCTCTTCACGTTGTTGTTGAAGGCGCTGTTGCCGCTTTCGTTGTTCCGGATTTAATGCAGGCATTTTTAGTTAATGTGAGATAAAATAAGACCCTCTCTCAAGGGGTTGTGTCCAAAAGTGGTCCTCATAAACGAGAGCCAGTTATTACTACCTTTTGCCTGATTACACTTCCAACAGCTGGGTACAAGATTTGATGTAAGATCTTCCCCGCCATAACAGCGAGGACGTACGTGGTCAAGTGTAAGTTCATGTAATTCATAAGTTTCTCCGCAGTAAACACATTGACAGTTGAAGTGTTCCTTAATGGCTCTTCGCCACATCCGCTTTGCTTCAGGGCTTGTCATGGTTATTAGGTTTTGGAGGTAGTGATCAGGTGTAGGTAGCAATGGAGTCATCTGTATCGCTTGTTGTCGCCGTGTCCGTTGCGTGCGCGATTACGTGACGGGTTCTCAATTTTGAGAGCACCATTTCGGTCATGGGAGAGGTCACCACCTCCTTTGCCGTAGATGCCACGCTTTCTCCGAGCTTTATTCAGCTCAGAGCGATACTTGCTTTTACCAGGCTTTTGGTTGTAGTCCCGCATGTAGCTGCGGTGCTGTTCGGCTGCCTTTGGATTCTCTTTGTAGTATTCACTTGTACTCTTTTTTGCCATACAGCCTCCGTTGAACAAGTTCAGGGTCAACCTTTGGCATTACTGTTGCCAGTTTGTCTAGTGGATTGCCGTCATAAGCAACACCACTGATGTCATTTTTAGCCAGCCAATCACAGGCCGCCTTGAGATCAGCAGTGGAGGCTTCTCCGGATTTAATGCGGCTTAAAAACTCAGAAGTAACAAGGTTATGAAGCTCGTTAAACTGATCTTCGGTGGCTTTCTTATTGGCCATTTCTCAGTACGATCTGATCAAGTTTATTTTCGATGCGGATCATGTGATCCTCCATCTTTTGTAGTGCTGCCGATAGTTCAGCTTTTTGAACGTAGTTCTCAGCAATGCGAAGTTCTACACGATCAATGCGTGAGTCAACTTCACTAATGCGAGTATTCATACGTGAGTGGAGAGCTACGATGGCAGTAAAAATGGCAATAGTGCCAGATGCAACGGCTTCAATCATTGTTTCCTGAATGTCATGAACCAACCTGTGCCTGGCCCGTCAACTTCCCAGCGTTTCAGCCAGTTGGCCCAGGTATACCTGACAGACATGCCGCCAGATCCAACAGAGGCATAGCCACCGTTAGTGTTATCCAGTTCTCCGTATGGGTCGTGAAAGACGCCCTTTGCACCGTCATCACCAATCAGCAACATGTAATGACCACCACCGCGAGGTGCAGAGGCTGGTCCGTGATGAAGGATTCCGGTTGCAACTGGGTAGCCCCTCTGAAGTTCAGCAAGAAGCTTTTGTTTTGTTCCGGTGGTGTAGAAGGTGGCTAGTACACCGTATTGGGCACAAGCTTTGATTTGTGCTGGAGCTTGAGTGGTATCACCGTATTTCAGTACGGTCTTTAAGTATGTATCGTCAGCATTACTCCCTTTAAGGGCTTCCGGTTGGAGGTACTTGACGGCCATAGCACAGGTTGAGCTAAAGCACATCCGACCTCCATGACCGGTTGCCGAGTCAACTTGGGAGTAATACTGCTTCACCGGAAGCAGCACCATTGTCCCTTACTTGTTGAGAGTGTCTTTTATTTGACGAATCTTGTCGTCTTCCTTACGGATAATTTTGAGGTAGGAGACAACCGAAAGGAGCACCTGGACGATGCTGTTCTCTTTCAGTTTGCTAGTACCAATGGCTTCAGACCCAAGAAAAAGGGCGAAGAAAACGATGGTCTCATAGGAGACCTTAAGGCCAAGAATGGTAAGCATTGGTAAGCTGTGATAATAAAAAAGCCCCACAGGTAAAACTACGGGGCTTCAAAACTTAAGAGAGTAAAGATCTAAACTTGAGGGATCTTGTCCAGTTCGTTCAGCTTAGAAATTTCCTCTTCAGTGCAAGGAATAATTTCAATGGTTTTATTCTCAATGTCCTCAAGCGTGTAGCCTTCCTTGAGAACAAAGTACTTGTCACACTGTTGGACATATTCGGGATGCAGGAATCCGCAACCCCAATCTTCCATTACGCCAGTAAAAGAAATAGTAAAGATCATAATCAGGTAGAACGCACTACGGGGTGGAAGCCATTTACAGAACTATTAAGTTCGCCAGTCATGCCCCAAGAGCTGTTACCGCCCGTATAAACGGTACCAGACGCACCAGCAGCTGACCAAGAATCATCGTTATATGCGTTGAAGCAGAAATCAACCATAGGCTCAGGCAGAGACCAGGAAGGCACCAGATAGTTGGAGTAATCCAGGCCAGCAGACCAGTCATTCAAGCTATCCATCTCCTGATAAGGATTGATGGTGTAGCCTGCCCAATATCCGCCAGAATAAAGGTTGCCAAGGGAATCAAGCATTACCAGACCAGTAGTAGTTGTAGCTCCTTGTCCATTGCCCCAGATGGCCACAATAGTGCCAAACTTACGCTTGTTGTTCCAGACTGCAGAATACTGAGTACCAACGACTTCATTGGGACGGTTATCGTTAGTACCGGGGTTCAGTTCTTGGTCGCCAAAGTCACGGAATTGAACCTCACCAAGAAGCCAGTTACCCTGAACAGTGGCAGAGGCCGTATTGGTAATAGACTCGTTCCGGCAAAGTTGACCATAGCCGTTATAGCCCCAAGAATAGACCTTGGGCTGGTTAGCAGTACCACCATCAGTGATTGCAAACTGGGTGGAATAGCGACCACCAGTTGACCAGATGCTGACTACTTTCTGACTACCGCTGTTAATGGTAGTAGAAGCGTTTGTCAGTTCGTTGAAGACAACGGCGTTTGCCGAAGTGGAAGTATAGACACCAAGAAGGTTGCCAAAGTTATCAGGATGACCAGCTCCGTAGACCCTGCCTTCAGTAGTCAAAACCCAAGTACGAGTGGCGCTAGATCCACCACCAGTTGAAAGTACATGAGTGATTTTTTTACCGTTAATGCCGCTAGCAGCAACAGCCGTAGCTTCAACCGGAGCACTACGGTTCGTTGTATCATTCAGGCCAAGTTGACCGTAGAGATTGTAACCCCAAGACCACAACTTGCCGCTTTCGGTAATCGCATACACAGACGTATAAGTAGCACCACCACCAGTGGTGAGGTAAACGATCTTCTCGTTGTTAAATGCCGATGCAGCAAGTTGACGGAAGAAATAGTTTACGGTAGTAGTACCGTCACCCAGTTGGCCATAGTTGTTATGACCCATCCGATAAACAAGGCCATCGGTATCAATAGCGTAGAATGCGGAGGCAGAAGAAGCATCATCGGCAGCTCCGCTAGCTGTAATAAATTTAATTTTTGGCCGACTAGAACCAGTTAGGGCAGTGCCACTGGCATTATAAAACTGAACAGGAACAGCAGCATGATAAGTGATGCTGCTAGTACCGTTTCCTTGAATGCCAAAACCGCCGTATCCGCTAGAAAGAAGAATCCCGTTTTCCAGCAGGAACATACCAGTGTATCCTGTAGAAACGTGCTCAATAATTTTGGGCACCGAGTCGTTAATATAGCCAAGAGCGTTGCCATTCAGATCGGTAAGCCACTTGGCCTCATTTACATCACCTGCAACGGCTGCCATAAAATAGCGGGGCAGACGCAGTTGAGCTTGGAAGGCTAGCTGACGAGTAGTATTTTCAGATTCGCCAGAAGCACCACTGTTATACCAAAAACCATTGGTACCGTTATTAAACTGGTTACCCCATTGGTAATACTTACCATTTGTTGAAATATAAGCACCTTTGCGGTAACCATTCACCCAAGCACAGGGGGCATAGAAACCACGGCCATAGGTTGCACCGCCAACATGCGAGTTAGGCAGAATACCTACCGTCATCGTGTTGTAGAAGCCGGAGAAGGACCTAAAGGATGCCCGCTGGCTAGGAGTACCCGTCCAGGAGGGAACCACGGCCATGTTGACCACGGTCACCGTGATCTCATCAGTACCGCCAAGTTCATCACGGATCTTGACCGTATTAGGCGTGGCAGCACTAGGCGAGAACAGCAGCGTACCGCCGTTGGTCACAGAGACAGGGCTAACACCAGCAGTCAGGCGACCACCAGTACCAAGAGTGGTATAACCAACAGCAGCCGGATCCTTAACCGAGTAAGTCTTACCGTTGGCGGGGAAGGTGATCGAATAGTTCCGACCACGAGTCAGGGTGATCTGAGCGTTAACCGTATTGGTGCCGACAACCAGAGCGGAGTCAAGGTCAGTAGCAATCGCAGTCGCGGTAGCACCAGAACCAACGCTGTAGGTGAAGCCACGAGCAAACGTTTGGTTAGGCGACTGAACGGCTTGAAGGGTAGAACCACTAGAACCCACAGGCAGGCGGGCAGTAACGCCATCCTTAGCCACATAAACAAGGTCACCAGGGGTGGTGAGCACGTTCGATGCGGGGGCAGGAGTCAGTACTTCCCAGTAAGCCGAACCCGTCTGAGGGGTCTGATTGGTGAAGGAGATGCTTTGGATTGAAATCCAGCTGGCACCGTTAAAGGTGACAACTTCATTATGCAAATAGGTTGCAGTGCTGGAATACACGCCACGGAACTTCAGGCCACGAGCCATCAGTTCAAACGAGTTGTTGAGACCAGGGTTGGTAGTATTGGTGTTAGGAACAGCAGTCTTTACAACGTAAGTGCTGCCATCAAAGTGAACAACATCGTCCACTTCATAAGCGGTGGAAGTAGCCCAAAGACCCTTCCATTGAAATTTCAGTTTGCCGAGATCAATTTGAGCCATGATTATGCAGTAAGGAGAAGGTGACCAGAAGCATTAAACGAAACCTTTGGGGTGCCGAGAAGCGGTCCACTGGTATGGAGAATATCGTTGGAGCCGATAAACCACTGAGAACCACTCTTGTACTCATAAGAGCTAGTTTCGTAAGTGGTATTTTCAGCTGGACTGCTATAGGTAAGAATTAGATTGCCATTCTGGTTCCTTGAGAAGCCAAAGAAGATGGTGTTGCCGGCAAAAGATGCGGCACTTGCTGCACTAGCAGCTGCAGCCGTCGCATTTGATTGAGAGCTTGCAGCAGCTGCAGATGCCGTGGTAGCTGAAGTTGCAGAGTTTGCCGCTGCTTGCGAAGCTTGCTGTTGAGCAGTCGTTGCTGACTGTGCAGAGTTTGCAGCATTAGTTGCTTGAGTTTGAGCAGCCGCCACAGACGCAGCCAGCTGAGCATTGTTGTAGTTTTGAGTTGCGTCAAGCTGTGATTTATTTACAGCATCTCCAGGATTAACGCCTGAACCCAGGTTCACAACTTTGTTGCCACCCATGTCTAGGTTACCTAGCATGGTTCCACCGTTAATACTCAGGGCTGAACCACCAGTTTCCTGAACGCTATAAAGGGCTTGCAGGAAATTTTCATTCAAATCCTGTGATCTGATTGCAGATCCAGGATAGAAAGTTGCTTGCAGTGAGTCGCTATTAGTGCTTCTGTAAATCCTTATCGCAGTACCATTGGCAGGAGGACTGGTAAAGGAAATAGTTGTAGCGTTGGCAAGAGTGTATGCAGTTGTCAGAGTTCCATTAAGAGTTACCTTAATGTCAGTCTTTTCAAGATATGGAAAAGTGAAGGAATAGTTTGCAGTCGAACCATTCCCGGTATATGTATTCTGAGTAACAGCCATTTACGCTAGTAAATAATGGGAATGAGTGGATTATTTGTTTTCAAGGATCGGTAGTGCTACGCCGCGTTTCTGCATCTCACCGGAGTAGAGTTGCTGATATTGACGACGCATAACGTCATCACGGTTGGTCAGTTGAACCTCAGCCATGCGCTTGGCACGGTCAAGGGCAACATTGATTTGCCGGTAGGTGTTCTGCCACAAGTCAGGCTCAACCTGAGACCCGTTACCACGAGCAGTTCTGATTGACTCCTTCCAGCTCTTGGCATCTGTAGTGGACATGATCCGCTGCAGTTCATGTTTGAAGTACCCCTGCTTGCCGATCAAGCTATAAAGCTCAGATCGTTCTTCAGGTGTGTACTTAACGCCCTTGTTGTTCTTCATGAAGCTTGGACGTGAGTCGTACTCAATGTCCAGTAAAAACTGACGCTCAGGAGAAATCCCGTCGTAGACCTTCATCGGGCTAACAGCATTTAATGCTCGCACAAAGAAGTTCTCGGGGTATCCAATCTTCTTGCCGTCGATCCAATCGTGTGCATCAGGAAGAGCACTGTTGGGATCAATGACATCAGTGAACTTATTGCGGTTCCTCAGCAGCTGAGTGAAT